AACTATCACACTATTTCAGGTGCTTATGGTTTAAGTCTACAGGCTACTCCAGTTCCTAGCGGATACGGACTCAACACTAATACTAACTTTGTTGATATCTTCCACGATGGCATCAGTGTTAATGTAAATGACAACACTTGGACCTTTGGCACAGATGGTACATTAACATTACCAAATTTAGGAACCATAGATAATTCTATAGATACGAATTCTAATCAATCTATAGAATTAACACCTAACAATCTAAGCCAAACAACTGCAACTATTATCGTGGATAAGAACGGTCCGCCAAATGCTCAATGGGCAACTGTTCAAGTAGGATGGACAATTACTGTTGGACTTGTTACTAGAACTATAAATTCGATTACTGAAGATCTAACAACTGTAAGTTTTGTATTAAATGGCACTGTTACATTGCCTATGACAGGAAGTGTGATATTTCAATCTCCAGGAACGCCATCACTAGCAATTACCCCAAACGGTACAACAACCTGGACGTTTAATTCTAATGGTACGTTGGATCTTCCAAACACCGGATCTATTCAACAAAAATTTGTTGAGACAAAAGTAACACAATCAAATATTATTTTAAATGCAAGCTCTGGTGTAATATGGACAGCAAATAATCCTTATGCAAGCGGAGTTAAACTTATAATTCAAGCTGAAATAGATGAAACTGGTGATGCTACAGGATGGCACAGTCAAGTATGCGAGGCAATAGTTGCCTCAAGAGGGTATGCTAGTAGTGCTGGCGGGCCGCTTGGTGATCCGCAAATGACTGTGTATGGTGTGACTTATACCAGCACTGAACCACTAATAACATTCACTGTACAACGTGACCCTATAACTAATTTAATTGAAGTTACTGGAAATAGAACAGCAACCGCTTTGTCTTCAGCTAGAGTAGATTTTAGAATTCATTCAGTAGAAATGTCAACAAGCGATTAACGGTAAATATTAAAAAGAGAACGCATTATGCCAATACAAGAAATTCAATTAGGTAATTACGCAAACGATGGAACTGGTGACGATTTACGCACCGCGTTTAAAAAGGTCAATGAAAACTTTGTCTTAGTAGGCGGTACATTAGGAATCATTGGTGGAGAGAATGTTGGTTCCGGTACTGGCGTTTTTAAACGCAGAGATAACGATAACTTAACATTAGAATTTAAATCTTTAACTAGTACGGATGGTTCTGTTGAATTAACAAATACTGTCGATACTGTAAATTTAAAAAGTTTAGCTAAGTTAGAAAATGATCCAAGTCCAAGTCTAAGTGCAGATTTAGAACTTAACGGTAATAATATTACCATTGGTTCAATTGGCGGTGGAGAAGTACAAACTACAGTATTTGGCATCGATGTAAGAACTACAAATGCATTAATTGAATTATTAATAAATTCAAATTCGGTCACTATCGATTTTGGATCGTTCATTGACGGTACTGCTGGAACTATTAATGCTCCAAGTACTGATTTAAATATGAACGGAATTACACCAGATTTTTTAGGTTTTTCAGTTATAGATCCGTCAGGAACTAATTTAGATTTTGGTTCTATTGTTTAACAGAGAGCAGTTATGCCACTAAATGTATGGACTAAGCCCACAGGCTGGAATTTTGGACAACAACCTGGAACTAACATATCAGTTGCTTCGGGTAATTTTATTGTGGGTTATCAGTATGTAATTCAAACAGTAGGTACTACTGATTTTAAAAAAATTGGAGCAGCATCAAATTTTGTAGGAATCATCTTCACAGCAACGAATAACGGTGCAGAAGCAGGCCCTATTGAAACTGTGACTATATACCCAGACCCACTTAATTTAGCAAATCAATATGAAAGAACTACTGTGTCACCGGGTACCGGAGTTGCTTCAAGGTTAGCGTTTAGTGAACGTAAAACTTTAGAAATTTCATTACCTGTAGAAAACAGTACAGGAGTAATTTATAATATTATTTCAGGTAAACTTCCTCCTGGATTAAGATTAGAATCTAACAAAATTGTAGGTTCTGCTTTTGAAGTGCCGCGTGTTACCGATTTTACATTTTGTATTAGAGCTAGTAAAGATGGACAAATTTCTGATAGAACATTTACAATAACAATCGAGGGCGAAGATAAACCTGAATTTGTTACTCCTGCCGGTCTTTTAAATATTGGCGACGATAAAGAATTATTTGTCATGGACGGCAGTTATGTTGATTATCAATTACAAGTTATAGACAACGATACAACCACTGGACAAAAATTAAGTTATTTTATAGCACGTGGGGACGGTGAGTTGCCGCCAGGACTAATCTTAACTAATGATGGACGTATTGTAGGATTTACTCAACCCACCCTAGCCATTAGACCTGAAGATGGTGATGGAACTTACTCTAATAGCTCATACGATGCAGTTGCATACGATTTTGCATTTGTTCCAACAAATGGATATGACAGTTATATTTACGATAGCGTGTTTTTTGATTTTGCTTTACAACAAAATAGACCCCGAAAACTAAATCGTACATACGAGTTTGCAATAACAGTTACAGACGGCGATAGTTTTTCTAAACGTAAATTTAAAATATTTGTAGTTGGGGATGATTATTTCCGTGCTGACAACACAACTTGGCTCGATGGCGACAGTTTATTCACTGCTGACGTAACTTACCTTCGTCCCCCAACTTGGATTACTTCAAGTTATTTAGGTTTATACAGAGCTAATAACTACATTACTCTTATATTAGACACATACGATACAGAAAATGTAATATACAGTTTAGAACAAATTAATGCCGATTGCAGAGCAAAAACTAGAAAAATTGCATCTGGTGATAACTCGATTGGAGGATACTATGTATCCATCACATTACCAACTAGTACTCCAGTTATAAACAGTCGATTAACTTTTGCAGGACTTGTTGCAGGTTCAACAACTGTTCATTCAGTAATTAACGTAGTTTCATTGCCCAATAACGAATTTCGGTTAACATTGTATGAGCCATTACAAAGTAATATTCCTGATGAAGTTGATTTTTTAATCGGATCATTAAGTCAACTGCCGCCAGGAATGGCGTTTGATGAAAATAATTCAGAAGTATTTGGTTTAGTTCCTTATCAACCTGCTATTACAAAAACTTATAAATTTACTGTTACTGCTGCAAAAATAAGTGATAGTGGCGAATTTGCAAAATCACCAAAAGTATTTACAGTAGACTTACTCGGCGAAGTTGATAGTATACTATCGTGGGACTCGCCTAGCGATTTAGGAACGATCAACGCTAATTTTGTTTCAACACTAAGCGTTAAAGCAAATTCAAATATTGCAAATAATACAATACTTTATACAATAACTAGTGGACGTTTGCCGCCAGGACTAAGTTTAGACCTCGACGGGGAGATTATTGGAAAAGTAAATCAATATGCTACACTAGATTCTTTGGACAATATAATTTCATTAGGGTTAACTACATTTGATTTTACAACTGATGTAACTACGTTCGACGGTGACGATTCTAGTATTGATAGAACTTACGAATTTACAATTAAAGCCCAAGACCTATATGGTTATAGTGCAATCAGTAAAACTTTTAGAATTTCTGTCGATACTCCTAATCAATTAGTTTATAGTAATATAAAAGTAAAACCTTTCCTAAAAACATCACAGCGAAATACCTGGCGAGAATTTATTAACAATGCTACCATATTTTCTCCACTAAGCATCTATAGGCCAAATGATGAAAATTTTGGCATTCAAACCGAATTGTCAATGTTAGTGTTTGCTGGTATTGAAACTAAAGAGGCGGCTGCGTATGTAAGTGCAATGGGTCTAAATCATAAACGTAAAAGATTTCACTTTGGAGAAATTAAAAAATCCACAGCATTTGTTCCTGGAACCAAGACTGCTGTATATGAAGTAATTTATGTTGAGATGTTAGATCCGTTAGAACCTAACGGAAAGAAATTAGCTAACAAAATTGAAAATCTTAGTTTGCAACCTAAAAAAATAACAGTAGATGCTAACAATTCAATTTGGAGTAGAAACCTTTCCGATCTAATTGAAGACGAACCGTACAGAGAAAGACCAGATCAAATTATAACTGTAGACAGTCAAGGATATGAAGTTTCCAACCCTAATCCTTCTACATATTTTCCTAACAGTATTTCCATATGGAGAGATCGTTTTAAAAAATGGACTAACGGAAATGAAAGTTTTAGTGTTGAACGTAATTATTTGCCTCTATGGATGCGTAGTATACAGCCTGGATCCAAGCAAGAAATTGACTTTCAGTTAGCTGTACCGCTTTGTTATTGCAAGGTTGGCACAGCTGATGATGTTTTGTTAAACATTAAAAATTACATAAAAACAACAGGTTTTACTTTTAATCAGCTAGATTATACAGCAGATCGATACATAATAGATTCTGTTGAGGGATTAACCGCAGATAAATACCTAGTATTCAGAAATGATAGGATAACCATATGAGCAGCCAAATAAACGAAACAAACATTGATATTACGTATCCAGTTGCCGGAAAAGACAACGATAGCCAAGGCTTTCGTGATAATTTTTCAACAATTAGAACGAATCTTACCTATGCAAAAACCGAAATAGAAGAGTTACAAAATAAGGTTTTATTAAAATCGAGATTAATAGGAGACTCCGGAACCGACATTCCGTTTGTCAACGACCTTGGAGGTAGCAATCTTTCTAACGGTAGTCATACTAATTTTCACGGAACTGCGTATGCTCCTGGAACTGCGTCAGGCTCTGCCAATATCGATGTTGAAAAAGGATCACTACAATCATTTACATTAGCTGCAGATACAACATTTACCTTTACTAATTGGCCTGATAGCGGAAATTATGCCAAAGTTAGAGTACATTTTAGAAGCAATGGTTCTGCTGTGTCGGTAGGAAATGATGTTATAGAAGGTAAGCGTTATACTATTAACGAAGTAAACACTACAAATTTTATTACCATGGGAGCCGATCCAACTGCTGTGTTTACAGGTAGCATTACTGGAAACACTCTTACAGTTAGCAGTATCACTTCAGGAACATTAGGATTAAACACTTATATTATAGGAACTGGTGTATCTGCAGGAACAAAGATTATTGTTACGAAAAACGAAAATCCCACATTAGGTACTAACGAATTTACTGTAGACATCGGTACCCAGTCAGTTGCGCCTAATACACCTATGAAAGGTATAACAACCGGCGTAACTTTTACAGCTATAACAAAGGGCAGTGGCACTGGAACTGTTAAACCTTGGAAATCTGTTACATTATCTACAGAAAATTCAGGAACTATTACTAGCGATTCTGATTTTTCTTTACCACTTTTACTAAATCCAAATGGCGCTGACCAAGTAATTGAAGCATGGACATGGACTGGAAATTTAGCGAAAAAGATTTATGTAAATTATATTAGTAATTTAGATATAGAATCAACTAACTATACCAATTTAAAAGTTGGCTCTTTAAGTGTAGATGAACTTACTAATTCTACAACCAACACTACAGGTGCTTTACGAGTTGCAGGCGGTGCTGGAATTGCAAAAAATCTAAACGTTGGCGGAAACACAGTAATTAGTGGAAATTTAACTGTAACAGGAAATACTACATTAACAACTAGTTCTGTTACGATTGCCGATATAGGATCGATTGCTAACGTAAGCATTACAAATCCAAGAACAGGTGATGCGTTAAAATATAACGCAGGTACAAACAACTGGTCAAACAATGTTGATTTAGTTACATACCAAGTAATTGTTGATGACAATGGCAGTGGTGTACAACCAGTGTTTCATATCAACAATGTTCCATTATCTACTAATACAGGGGTGCAAGCAAGTGCTCTTAAAACTTTTAAAGCAGGAAGGAAATATAGATTTGTTCAACAAGATACGTCAAACAATGCATATCAGTTAGCATTTTCTACCAAACCAGATACAGTTGTTAATCCTGATAATTTACCAGGCGAGCGAACAATTTTAGATTACTCGTCAAATGTAACGTTCAGCACCGGAACTGGTATTAACAAGTATACTGAGATATTAGTTACCGAAGATACCCCAAGCCCATTGTACTTGTATGCAAAACAAGCAGATCGAGAATTAGAAGCTGGTTTCAATCTTAGCAATTTAGTAATTACAGGAACACAAGGCCAGATACAAGTAGCCAGTTGTACCTTAACTACTAATCAACCAATTAGAATTACAGGAACATGGAGCGGAACTGGTAGTTTATTTGGCTACCAAGCTGCAGGAACACTTTATTATATTAAAACTGGCGGTACTGGAACAACCTTTCAGTTATTAGTTACACCTGGCGGATCTCCTGTACAATCTACAGCAGGTACTCCAAACGGAACGTTACTGACAGTTTCTGCTATGATTGGTGCTGGCAGTTATGTAGAAACATCAAAGGTCGGCGGAGAATATCCAATTACAGTCAACGGTGGCCCTGTTAAAATTCTTAAAGATTATGTAGTTCCAGGAACTCAAAATGTATTAGCAGATACTACAAGTAATGCTATTACTATTACATTACCAACAACTCCAACTGTTGGAACTACTATTAATATTTTTGATGCTGGCAATGCTGGTACTAATCCTATTACTATTGAACCTGGTGATGCTCTTATTAATGGTGTGAGCGGAGATGTTAGTATATCTGGCGACTACGGTGCGATGACTTTAGTATGTGACGGAATTAACTGGACTATGGCGAAACTTTCATTCAACGGAAGTGAAGACGTGGTTTCTTCAGGTTCAGTTAGTTTAAATACATCAGTAAGCTACTTTAGCACATCTGGTACCGAAACTTGTACACTGGCAGACGGTACTGAAGGTCAAGTTAAATCTCTAGTGATGAAAAATGCTAGCGGTGCAATGACTGTATCCGTTTCAAATGCAGGTTGGAAATCTTCTGGCTCCGGTACTATTGCATTTAATTCCACTGGCGATTCTTGCACGTTACAATATATCCAAGGCAAGTGGTATGTGATTGGCAATAATAGTTGTGTTATTGAAGGCTTGCAACCTGCAGAAGTTGTTAGTGCTCCAAGTACTGCTAGTTCAACTGGACTTGCTGGACAGATAGCTTACGATAGTTCATTCATTTATGTTTGTATTTCTGCAAACACTTGGAAACGTGCGAGTATCGCAAGTTGGTAATATGCATCCATTAATTGGCGACCTTTCAACACTCAAAGATAGCGAAGTAGATTCGAAAATAAATGATTTAACTCGAAAATACTTTGCTACTCACAATTTCGAATTGCAACAACAAATTGCTATGGCACTGGACACATATAAAGCAGAATTGGCAAAACGACAAGCATCTGCTTATGAAAAAATGATGAATACTCGCAATAAAGATCTTGACAAACTAATCAAAGTCAGCTAATATAGTTGAATGCAATTAGACAAATATAGTAATCCAATTTTTAATGAGCAAGATTTATTTGATGCTTTATATCATGGGCATCAATTTTCCGCTGACGACACTATACTTATTGAGCGGACTGATGCTGTTAAACAACTAGAATCACAAATTGGCTTTAAATTAGCAGAGCCCTACGAAACCCATTTTGATGTAACAGACTACGACAAGGCTTGCCAGTCTTATTGGAATATGCCTGATGAATACAAAAATATGGACATCGAATTGTTTCTAGTACAACACAGTGAAGAACAAAATTACCAAAGATTAATGGATGAGTTAGCAGCATACAAAGCAAGAAATATGCTAGACCTCCTTCGTTGGCTTAAATATTTTGTAGATACTTGCTCAAAAGAGGGTGTAGTATGGGGTTTAGGGCGTGGATCTAGTGTAGCCAGCTATGTATTATATATTATTGGTGTTCATAACATCAATCCTATCAAATATAATTTAGACTGGCAGGAATTCTTGAGATAAGTAAAAGCATAATCCTAGGAGATTAATATGGCAATGAAAGAACAACAAAGACAATTACATCGCTCAATGCAGGGTAAAGTAGTTGATATGAACAAGCTCGTTATGCAAAACGAAATGGCGGTTGCTGTGGGTAACGTAAAAGTTAATGCTCGCGGTGATGAATTAGGACCTGGTGGAAAAATTATCCGTAAACGTGAAGAAATTTTGCGTGAAGCACCAAATCCCACTAACTCAGAAGGTAGTGAATGAGTAAAGTAAAAATAAGTCAAATTAAACCTGTCCAAGCTCATATACTAGTTAGTGATATGAATTTTGGAGAACAAAAGTCTGCTGGCGGAATTGTACTTAAAAGTGATGATGGAAAGAGCGAAGGTGTTAAACCTCGTTGGTGTAAAGTTCGAGCAGTCGGAAAAGACCAAAAAGATGTTAAAGTTGGCGATTGGGTTTTGGTAGAGCACGGGCGATGGACTCGTGGGCTTGAGCTTTTAGAAGACGACGGCACTGTCGTTACTATACGTCGAGTCGATGAAGAAGGAATTATGATGATGTCCGACGATAGACCAGTAGGTGCTGAATTTGGGGTGTTTACTACGGCATCGCACGGATCGGAGATTCGTCCAGAAGATTTCATGCGTTAATTTTGTCTTTTGAGCAACAGGACTATTGACTAGTCCTGTTCTCACCTTTATAATAGCATAAAGGAGACCTCTATGTTTTTACTACATTTAGTACTTACAGCACTGGCAGTGTATTTTGCCAAACAAGCGTACGACAATTACAGAATTCATTGGGCAATGTTTTGGTCATTTTTGGTTGGCTGGGATCTCCACGTATTACTCACAACAACATTATAAGGAAAAATCATGAGCACATTTAACGAGGCTGTGGAAGAGATAAAAAAGACAAAAGAAATTTTAGAAGGGCAACCTCCTGAAATAACTAATCATCCTGATCCAAAAAAGCATCAGTACATTAGTTTTGTTAAAAGTTTTTTTAGAATTGTAGCAGGTGTTTCGCTATGCTTTGGCGAGTTTGCTATCGCAGGCGGGTTATTCATTGTTGCAGAAGTATTAGGCATCGCAGAGGAATTGGTATGAAAGAACTTTGGGTAGAGAAATATCGCCCTTCTAAAATTGACGGGTATGTCTTTAGAGACGCTCATCAACGATCACAAGTAGAGAGTTGGATTAAGCAAGGCACAATTCCTCACTTGTTGTTTAGTGGTAATGCGGGTATTGGTAAAACAACTCTTGCAAAAATACTGTTTAATGAATTAGATGTTAATCCATTAGACTTGTTAGAAATTAATGCATCGCGTACAAACTCAGTTGAAGACGTTCGTGATAAAATTGTTAACTTTGTCCAAATGATTCCGTTTGGTGATTTTAAGGTAGTACTATTAGATGAAGCAGATTATTTGTCACCTAACGCCCAAGCGGCTTTACGTGGGGTTATGGAAGAGTATCACACTACTGCTAGGTTTATACTTACTTGTAACTATCCCAACAGAATTATACCGGCTTTGCACAGCAGATGCCAGGGTTTTCATATCGAACGAGTTGATATTACTGAGTTCACTGCTCGTGTTGCTACCATACTTGTGGAAGAGAACGTAGAATTTGATTTAGATACACTAGACACGTTTGTTAAAGCAACGTATCCAGACTTGCGTAAATGCATCAATACAGTTCAAATGAACAGTATGGACAGTAAATTGCATACTCCTGAAAAAGGCGATACTGGAGAACAAGATTATAAACTTGAAATGGTGCAATTATTCAAAGCTGGTAAAATCAGCGAAGCACGTAAACTTGTTTGTAGCCAAGCTCGTCCAGAAGAAATGGAAGAGATCTATCGATGGCTGTACGACAATATTGCAATCTTTGGTGATGAAGAAAAACAAAACAAGGCTATTCTCATTATCAAGCAAGGACTAGTTGACCATACATTAGTAATCGACGTAGAAATTAATTTGGCGGCTACACTAATTAGATTGGCAATGCTTTGAAGACAAAATTAAAATTAGCCTATATGAAGACCGCAGAAACATTTGCGGAACTAAGTCATGCACGTAGACTTCATGTAGGTGCTATTGTAGTCAAAGATGATAGAATTATTAGTATCGGCTACAATGGTATGCCAGCAGGTTGGGATAACGATTGTGAAGATACTATCCAACATAGTGATGATACAGTTACATTAAAAAGTAAACCAGAGGTGTTACATGCAGAAACTAATGCTATTGCTAAACTTGCGAAAAGTACAGAATCGGGTGATGGGGCTGTATTGTTTGTTACTCATAGTCCATGCCTGGACTGTGCAAAACTTATATTTCAAAGTGGCATTCGTAGTGTATTCTATCGTAACAGTTATCGTAGTATTGATGGTACTACGTTCCTTGAACGATCAGGCGTTACAGTAGAACAAGTATAAAAAGGACCCGAAGGTCCTTTTTTTATGAGTCACCGTAGATTGCTAGTATCTCCTTAACAGCGTTATGTCGTTCGATGTCCTTGTGATCAAACTCGATAATATCAATATGTTTTAACGATTTCCCTGCAAGCAGGTTACAAAAATCAATTAAACCATTATCATTCATTCTGTCTGCCTGAGCCAAATCCCCTGTGACTACCATCTTGGATCCTTCGCCAAGTCTTGTAAGTAGCATCTTCATTTGATTCACTGTGGTATTTTGACACTCATCAGCAATAATGTATGCGTTTTTAAATGTGCGGCCACGCATGTACGCAAGTGGGCTTATCTCGATAACACCTTCCTCCAACATCTTTGCGATGTCTTTTTGTTGATAATATTCCGCAAACACGTCAAATATAGGTCTTGTCCACGGCGCCATCTTTTCATTTAGCGTGCCTGGTAAAAATCCTAAATCTTCATCTACGGAAACGGCGGGTCTTGTAACAACTATTTTATCAACAATACCTTCTTGGAATAGCTTAATTCCGTGTTGTACAGCCAACATAGTTTTACCCGTACCGGCTGGGCCGATAGCAAATACTATGTTTGTACTGTCATCTTGGAGTTTTTGTATATAAGCCTTTTGATTAGCATTACGTGGATACAGGCTCACACGTTGCTTCTTCTGCGGAAGATACGGTTGAAAATCAATTACCTTAACGTCTGATGTAAAGCGTTTTTTCACTCTTTTTGTCATCTAGTTGTTCTCCTACTCTTTTTAAGAAAGTAGGACTTGTAGCGACCGCCTCGATAACTACAGAGGTCCTACACTATTATTTAACGAATACTGCAAATAATAAACTAATACGTTATGATTTTAAACCAGCTAAATAAGTATAGAACATTCTGGGACACGACATGTACGATATTTTAGAAGTCATACGAAATATAGACGATTTATACGAAAATAATACCAGCTTATCTGTGCTTAAAGACTTTGAGCGTGTGCTAGATGAGATGGATTTATATGCTTACGAAAACTGGGACGACGGTGAATTAGCCTACGGCCCGCAAGTTGATCGTCATTGGATAACTGCTGGCTTTATGTGGCCCAAAGAAAAAATGCCCAATCCCATTGGAGCTAAAAGATTACAAGATTTAGGTTGCAGAATCAAGTACGAACGCAGTCATCTAGTAGAACCCCGAAAAATTAAAACACCCGAAGACTTCAGACCAGGTACAAAGAAGGGCCGATTAGATCGCAAACCTATATGGATTGTTGAAATTCAAATGCCTAAAAAAATTGCATTTGATATGTATCGTGGCTACATGGATAAGATGAAAGCTGAACAAATGCCTAGCGAAGAAAAACCAAAAGTTCCAACACCAACTATGCCAGCAGCAGGAGCAATGCCTCCAGGCGGCGCAATGCCTCCAGCAGGAGCAATGCCTCCAGCAGGTGGCGCACCGGGTGGAGCACCACCGCCAGTAGTTTAAGGATAATTATGATTAACGAAAGTTTAAAAGCGGCAGACTTAAGACACTTTGTTAAAAAAGTTATTGAGATTGATAACTTTAAAAGTAAAATTGGTGACGACGAAGATATCGTTACTATTTCATTTACAGTTGATCACGAAGACCCTGCTAAAGATTTAGAAAACTTTATCGAAATGGGTTTTGACTTTGTACTCGATGCTGATGTAAGTCCCGGCGAGCTAGATGACGGAACATATAAAGTGTATGTTGAGTTAGAAAGAAATCGTCATGTTGCAGAACAAATTAGAGAAATTCTAGACGGGGTTGAAAAAATTGCAGGTATCAACGATTTTAGATTTCGATATTTTAAAAATTTTAAAAGCCAAGAAGCTACAGAAGATAATTTAGCGGCTGCTATTCCTATGGATAAAGATACATACGATGCTGCAACTGAAAGAAGTAAATTAGATAACTTTCAAGAATTTTTTGTTAACAGTTATGCAGATGATATTAAATTACTTGACGAGTCTATTAGTTTTAAACGCAACAACGGCGACCTTGTAAAATTTAGCATTGTAACAAGTGGTACAAGGCAAGAAGTATATAACGAAATAAAAGGACCTATCATGCTAGAAAGTTCTGGCATGGCAGAGGTTATGTTTTTATCAAAGTATATCGGTAACTATAATATTACTAAGATAAGCGATACTTTTATATTTGAAAACCGCGGATGGGCCGTGGCACTAACAAGGAAATAATAATGAGCAAATTTGATTTTGAATTTACACTAAACAACTTAAAAGAAATGGTTCCAGGTAACCCACATATTGATCACTGGTATGAAGCACTATGTGAGATTTTGCCCGATTATGATATTAATACTAAACCACGTGTTGCAGCATTCATTGCCCAATGCGCCCATGAATCAGGCGGATTTAAATTCATTAAAGAAAATTTAAACTACAAAGCGGCAAGTTTACGTAAAGTGTTTCCTAAATATTTTCCAACAGACGAATTAGCAGCTCAGTATGCTAACAAAGGTGAAAAGATTGCTAATCGTGTTTACGGTGGACGTATGGGCAATGGTCCGGAAGAGTCAGGCGACGGATACAAGTATTGTGGTCGTGGATTGATCCAGCTTACCGGTAAGGACAACTATACCCGTTACGCACAAAGTTTAGAGATTAGTGTAGAAGAAGCTAGTGAGCACTTAACAACATTTGAAGGTTGTGTACAAAGTGCCGCTTGGTTCTGGGAAGCTAACAACTTAAATCAGTGGGCTGATAAGGGCGACATCCTTACATTAACAAAACGCATTAACGGCGGCACTATTGGACTTGAAGATCGTATCAAGCATTACAACCACGCACTTCACGTCCTAGGAGATTAATATGTGGATGATGAGCTTTGTGCCCGATGATTTCTTATTGTATGTTATTAATACAATTCTGATAGCAGGTGCTGTTGGCTCATTCCTTACGTTCTTTGCGTTGAATAGAATTCTTCGTTGGTTTCCGGCGATTGCCCCTTACTATCTTATTTTACAAATAGTTAGTGCAGCATTATTAGTAGGCGGTATTTACTTCAAGGGCGGCTATAGTGTAGAAATTTCATGGCGTGAAAAAGTCAAAGAAGCAGAAGCTAAAGTTGCGGTTGCGGAAGAGCAAAGCAAAGAGCTTAACATCAAGTTAGAAGAAGAACGCAGGAAAAAACAAAAAGTAAAAGTAGAGTACTACAATACTGTAAAAACTGAAATTAAAGAAGTTGAAAAAATTATTAACGCTAAATGCGAAATAGATCCGCAAGTTAATGAATTGCTTAACAAAGCTGCAACTAATCCGGGGAAAGCAAAATGAAAAGACTAGTATTGCTACTTCCTATAGTTTTATTAACAGGCTGTTTGGCAACAGCGCCAGTAGTGCCCAAGTGGCCTGAAGTTCCTAAAGAACTATTAGAATCTTGCCCGGATCTAAAAACATTAGAACCCGACAACACTAAACTCAGCACTATAATCGAAACTGTAACAGACAATTATCAACAATACTACAACTGTAAAGACAGCGTAGACAGCTGGATCATGTGGTACAAGGGACAGCAGGATATTTGGAAAACACTTAAATAAAGTAGTACATTAAGGAGCGAGCGCATGGAAGATAGAAAAATGGTAAAGTGGTTATTAGCATTACTACTGCTACCACTAGGATTGGCGTATTTTAGCGGTGATAGATATCGCTATCCGTGTCAAGATCCAGCAAATTGGGAAAAAGATTTCTGTAAAATGCCAGTATGTGATGTTAACAGAACTTGCCCGGAACATATTTTTAAAGGTCAACGCGACCCTAGATTAGGACCACCAAAAGATGAACCAAATAAAACAACTACTACACCGGCTCCGGCAGCGAGTTTCGGATCTACTACACAAGGAGTCAACTGTGGAAAATAATAACGTACCTATGATTTATACTGAAGAGCAGTTAATGGCTCGCTTAAAATTCTTTATCGGCATTTGTCTGTCTTTGACATTGTTTGGTATTGTATTTGTTGTGCTTTACTCACTGATATTTGTAACACAACCACTTAACGCTATTAGCCCAATTGACCAAAAGTTCTTTGAGTTGATTATTCCAATTGCTACATTCTTAACTGGTACACTATCTGGTATTATGTTAGCAGGTGGCGACAAAGATGCACAGAAACAAGCATTAGCTGCGGCAAACAAAGGATGGGATAAGGCACCAACTCCAACAACACCGGCACCTAGCGCACCATCAAGTGGCGGGTTTGGTAGCGTTCCGTTAGGCGGAAATACTGCAAGTGGATTTGGCGCAAACGTTGGATTTACCACACCTGGTGGGTTTGGTATGTCTGGAAGTTTTACTGCTCCGGCGCCAGTTGCAACAACAGCAAGTGGAAAAGCAATAGTTCCTTCGTTCCCACAACCAGAATTATAAAAAATGTCTGAGATCAGCGTGTCAGAACAAAAGAAAGAAGATTGGATGAACGCCAAATGGCGCCCAATGATGGGTTGGATGTACATGGTAGTTTGTATATGTGACTTTGTTCTATTTCCTATACTGTGGAGTTTAATACAAGCTCTACATGGTGGCAGAGTAGAAACACAATGGAGTCCAATCACACTGAACGGCGCTGGTTTGTTTCATATGGCTATGGGTGCTATTTTAGGAATTGCAGCTTATGGTCGCACACAGGAAAAGTTGAATGGTGTCAGCAATAGTTCTACGCCAATACAACTGGCAACTCCAAGTGTTGCTAATACAACGAGTTATACACCGGCGCCAAGTTGGGGTACAACTCCAGTAGTGAGTAGCAAAAAAGTTGTACCTCAAGAAGAACAACCATCAATTTAAAAGGAGCGGAGCATGTTAGATACATTATTTTGGGTAGCACTAGGAGCATTTGTAGGATGGAATTTTCCACAACCTTTCTGGGCTAAGATTATTCAAGAAAAAATTCAATCAATGATTAGTAAAAAAGGAGCATAACATGAAATTAATACTAGCATTAGTAGCAAGTTTGGCACTAGTTGGCACAGCATACGCCGGCGGTGAAATGAAAGAAGTTTGTACACCAAAAGTAGACAAAGCAGGTAAAGCTGTTATGGATAAGAAAACTGGTAAGCAAGCCGAAGACTGTAAAAAAATCAAAGTACACAAAAAAGTCGAAGGCACAAAAGTTCCAGACAAAAAATAATTATACCAAACTCTTGACAGGCTCTGTTTAAAATAGTATAATTAATACTATTACTGGAGCCTTTTTTACGACTATGACTGATTATTACCAAACACTAGGTGTTAGCGAAAACGCTAGCCCAGATGATATTAAAAAAGCATACCGAAGCTTGGCTAATAAACACCACCCAGACAAGGGTGGAGATCAAGCCAAATTCAAAGACATTAGTGTTGCTAACGACATTTTGAGCGATCCACAAAAACGAGCCGAATACGATCAACAACGAATGTACGGCGGTGGACCTCAAGTTAGATTTACATCCGGAGATCCATTCAGCGATATCTTTGGTCAAGGTGGGCCTTTTGGCCAAGCAAATCCCTTTGGAGATATTTTTGGCCAAATGAGAGGACGACAAAGCCGTAATAGAGATTTGAATATTCAGTGTCAAGTTACCTTGTTAGACAGCTTTCAAGGCAAACAACTAGAAGCAAACTATAGATTACCAAGTGGTCGTAATCAAACTGTTGTTATTAATGTTCCGCCAGGTATAAGTCACGGTGAAACTATTCGCTATCAAGGACTAGGAGATGATACTGTTCCTAATGCGCCGCGGGGAAACTTAAATGTAACTATTATAGTTTTGCCAGATTCTAGTTTTAGAAGAGAAGGCGATGATTTGTATACAACTGTAAATATTTCTCCCATCGAAGCAATGATTGGATGTAGAAAATTTGTCCGATACTTAACTGGTGAAAACAAAGAAATAGAGATTCGTCCAGGAGTTGAAACTGGTATAGAATATGCTAGCTCAGGGTTTGGTTTTAATAATCCTCATTCTGGAATGAAAGGAAGATTTGTCATTGTAGTGAACATTCGAACTCCTTCGATTACCGATCCATTGTTAGTAGCTGAACTAAGAAGATTAAATGATGCAATTAGTCAACGAGTCTGATCCAATCCTTAAACAAAAAGCAGAAAACTGGGACTTTAAGAATCACATTAATGCCGCAGTAATTGAAAGTGAAATGCTAGAAACTATGCGAGCAAGTAATGGTATTGGACTTGCTGGAAATCAAGTAGGGCTACTACGCAGAGTGTTTGTTATGAAATTAACAGACGGGCGTGAGCTAGGTTGTTTTAACCCATGGATCATGATTGGGGATAATGATTTAATTAATGGCGAGGAAGGATGTTTGAGCTTTCCAAATCTTTGGCTTAAAGTTGAAAGACACAATAAAATTACTGCCGCATATCTTGACAACACGGGTAAACAGTGTATAATAGAACTTGAAGGCATTGATTCTAGATGTTTCCAACACGAGTTGGATCATTTAGACGGTGTAACATTTACAGAACATGTAAGTAATTTAAAATTACAAATGGCACGGAAAAAACAAAGGAAACTAAATGGTTGAACCAAGCGATAATCTACAAGCAGTTTTTGAGAAGGCAATTGAAACTGCTAAAAAATTACACCACGAATATCTTACTATTGAGCATTTATTGTTAGCAATGCTTATGGACGACGGATTTAATAAAACTATTCAAGGATACGGTGCCAAGGTAGACGAACTTAGGAAAAATCTTGCAGACTATTTACAACATAAATGCGAGGAAATTACAATACAAGATGTTGTAGTTAAACCTAAAAAGACACAGAGTGTTGAACGCATTCTTAATCGTGCATTTACACAGGTATTGTTTAACGGTCGACAACGTATTGAACCTACTGATGTGTTTCTTGCCATGATGGGTGAAAAACGTAGTTGGGCGCACTTTTATATTCAGCAAGCAGAAATTGACAAAGACAAATTTGCAGATTACTTAAACAATTCAATCGAAGAAGAAGAAGATACAGAACACGAATCTGGATCAAGTAGAGCACTTGCATCATTTACTACAAACCTTAATGAAGCAGTTAAGAAGAATAAAATTGATCCAGTTATTGGCCGTATAGATGAATTAGAAAACATTGCACTATCAATGGGTCGTCGTAGTAAAAACAATGTAATCTTAGTTGGTGACCCTGGAGTTGGAAAAACTGCTATTGCAGAAGGACTGGCTTATAACATTGTCAAAGGTGCAGTTCCAGACTTTTTGAAAGATTATACAGTTTATAACTTAGACATTAGTGCTATGTTAGCTGGTAGCAAGTACCGTGGAGACTTTGAAGAACGTTTTAAAATGGTTCTAAAAGCTCTTACTAAAAAAGGTAAGACTGTGCTGTTCATCGACGAAGCACATATGATCTCTGGCGCAGGATCTGCTAGTAACTCTGCTAATGATCTTGCTAACATGATGAAACCGGCTCTAAGCAAAGGCAACATTAAAGTTGTGGCCAGTACTACTTGGGAAGAATATCGTAAGCACTTTGAAAAGGATCGTGCGCTCATGCGTCGATTCCAACGCATTACTGTTGACGAACCCACAGTAGAAGTAACACTTCAAATCCTTAAAGGTATTAAAAAATACTACGAAGGCTTTCACAATGTCAAAATTAAAGACGATGCACTACAAGCTGCTATTAAACTTAGTGTAAAATATCAAGCAGATAAGAAGTTACCAGATAAAGCGATTGATTTAGTTGACTTAGCTTGTTCACGTTTTAATTTGAAACTTGCCGATGATCGCATAGTTACTGAACGAGAAATCCAATACGAGCTTTCTAAAGTTATACAAATGCCTGAAGAAGTAGTAGCTGAAACTGAAAGTCAAAACCTAGCTACATTGCAAAATAAACTTGAAGAAGAAGTTTACGGGCAAGATCTTGCTATTACTGAAGTGGTTGATAAAATTATGGTAGCACAAGCAGGACTCAAATCTGAAAACAAACCAATTGGTAGTTTTGTATTCATGGGCCCAACTGGTTGCGGTAAGACCGAGACTGCCAAGTCGCTGGCTAAACACTTGGGTACTAAGTTGTTGCGGTTTGACATGTCGGAGTATCAAGAAAAACACAGTATCTCTAAACTAATCGGTAGCCCTCCAGGTTATGTTGGCTTTGAAGAAAATGCTGGTTTGTTGATTACACAAATTCAAGAATGTCCAAATGCAGTATTGTTGTTCGACGAAGTTGAAAAGTCGCATCCAGATGTATCTACTGTATTGCTACAGATGATGGATAACGGTTTTATTACCGGTTCAAACGGAAAACAAGCAGACTGTCGTCAACTTATCCTTATCCTTACTACCAATGCTGGCGCACAAGATGCTGAAAAGAATGTTATTGGATTTGGTACCCAGGAGAAAGACTACAGCGACAGGGATCTTAAGAAATTCTTTACTCCAGAGTTCCGTAATCGTTTAGACGGTATTATTACTTTTAACAAATTAGGCAAAGAAACAATGTCCAAAGTTGTTAATAAGTTTATCGACGAACTTAAAGAACAAGTTAAGGAAAAAGGTATCCGTATTAAAGCTGACAAATCTGCTATCGAATGGTTGATTGAAAAAGGCTTTGATCCTAAGATGGGTGCTCGTCCACTGCAACGTGTTATCGATAAAGAAATTAAACGTGACCTTGCTAAGATGATGCTGTTTGGGGATTTAAAGAACGGTGGGTGGCTAACTATTACTACAAATGATGGTAACATTATGCTAACATCAAAAGCAAAAACTTCTAAAGTGCCGTTGCTTTCTACGGAAATTATAATCGAAGATGCTGTTCAAAACAACTAAACGATTATTTAGAGGAAAGTATCAGTACAAGTTAGTATTAACTTGTGCTGGTGCTGGATGGTTTCGTGGCGGAGACTGGAACGGTGTTTTAGAAAATCTTAAAAAAATTGATTTGACTACTAAAACTAACTGGCAGTCTAAATCAATCAAAACTGAAGATGATTTAGATTATGCTTTTAAATTACAAAGCCATCTTAAAAAGCTAACTGATGTAGAAGTTCGAGTTGAAAGCCCATGGATAACCGTGTATACGAATAGCAAATCAAATATCGATAGTTTAATTAAAATTGATAATAGTAAAGTTAAGTATATCAGTATTCCTCCCGATAAAACAATTTTAGACGAAAATACTATTATACTTCCTAAGATCAATCATGACTACCGGGTTACGTTGGGTAAAACTACACACGAAAATAGTGCATTTATCCAGTGGGCTGAAAACAATGCTAAACTAAAACTGACTAAAACTTGTAAGCGTGAGTTAGCAAGAGATTGTAGTTGGGGTGGGACTTACTTTTATGTTACGGGTGAAAACAACTTGCTCATGACAAAAATGCACTTAGGCGGCTCAATAAACAAGGTTGAGCGCATAATCAAAGCGTAATCTTATAAACCCGTATACGATAAATATACTATCCACACAGAATTCGTGTGACTATTAATAACGGGCTTAAAAATGCGTATTAGAGAACTATTAGAAGGTAAAAAATTTAACGATCTGGACTTTGTCAACGTGGACGAAGATGGTACTAACATCAACTATGATTTAGTAGAAGATCTAGCGTTTTATATGCACAATGACGATGACATGTATAGACACCATGTTTTCCCAAGCGTAATGCAATGCGTTAGTGGGATGAAATCTAAAAAGAATTTAAGCCCAAATGTTTTTAAAGCAGCTGTAGAAGAAAGTTATAAAAACTACGTTAAAAAATTCCCCATACGTCAATTACCAACTTCACTAGATGAAGAACTATGTAATGAAGTTTGTAAAAAATTACATGATGATTTTCGTAAAGACTACGAAGACGGCAAGTATAAGGATTAATTGTGTTACTTAGAGAATTATTCTTTAATGAAGCAAAGGCATCTGCTGAAGACGACAGCATGGAGAAATACGGGCGGCCGTTTAATCACCCGGAACATTTCGTATTTTTTAAAGGTTCCAAGGGTACTATAGAAGCACTTAATCACTTTAAAGAAATTGCCACTGAACAACCAGGCGAAACTACTGTTAGAGGTAAGTGGGACGGCAATCCTCAAATATATTGGGGTAGAGAAGTTGCTGGCGGGCCGCTAATCCTAGCGGGTCATAATCAATGGTCACGCGGAGTTAAAGGCGACAGCAAAGAAGCAGTATACGACTTTGTTGCTAATCAAAGCGGCAAAGCAACAACACCTAAAGAAGTTAAACAACGTCAACAATTTGCTACTAATTTTAGCAATCTATATCCCATATTTGATGCTGCCACACCCAAAGACTTTGTAGGCTTTGTGTATGCTGACAGTTTGTTCGGCGTTGATCCAGCATTGAATAAAGAATTAATTCCAATGGAAGGTTATCCAAAGGGGGTCTGGACGTTTGCTCCTAATCCAAACAGTAAAACAAGATATTATGTAGATGCCGATCCTGCTAACAGTCAGTTAGGAGCTCGTATTGCCAGGGCTAAAGTTATGGTTGTAGGTCATGCTAAGTTTGACACGTATGGCGCTGGGGATAAAGAACAACAGCCCATTGACGACTTTAGTATGTTTGATAATACTCCAGGGTTAATAGTTCAGGGTCCTGTATACACTAGCACAGGCAGTGGTCAAGACACCACAGAGATTGATGATATAATCAATCAAGTGATTGATGAGGTATCCGGAGTAGGGGCTAACCTAGATGCATTTATTGCCAGTTTACCCGACCCAGATAAAAACGGAATTTTTTATCCATTCTTTAATGCTATGAGCGGACTACATGCAAGGAACGAACAAGCGTTTGACAGTATAACTGGTGATACATTTACCGGGTGGATGCTTAAAAAGGGTGTTAGTAAAAACAAGCAAGCACACATTATTGAAATGATCAAAGCCCATCCTGGTGCATTTGATTCAATGCTACGGTTAATCAAAGATATTAGAAACATGAAAGATCAAGTATATGCCGCATATAAAGGTCAAGGTCGACCAGAGATATGGGACACCGACGGTGAAGGATACGTTAGATATGCCAATCCCGAAAAGCATAAATATGGTAATATAAAGATTGTTCCTACTACGTGGGCACCTGGACGTTAACATGCGATTAAGAGAATTATTTGAAAATATCTATGAACAAGTACCCGAAGGCGGCGAAGAGCACGATGGTGGTTTAAAAACCATTGGCATTTGTTACGGACGTTGGAATCCTCCACATCGTGGACATAGAGATGTTTGGAAATCTGCTAGTAAAAATCCTATATGGTTTGTAGGTACTAACGAAAACACAGAAGGTCCTAAAGACCCGCTACCCTACGAAGTTAAATTACAATGTATGGCTGCTGTTTGGCCCGGCGTTGCTGGTCATGTAATACCAGAACAAGATTTATTTGTAATGGCTACTAACATTTATGAAAAGTATGGTGAAAATGTTCACCTGAATGTTTATACAGACGAAGAATGGTTAGCAAGTAGTTTATTAAAATACAACGGCATGATGAATCAAAAGCATGGCGGTTATAAATTTACACAGATTGACTGGAAGAAGACTGAAAGAAAAGCTCGTGCTACAGATTTACGTGCTTATGTTCGTGCTGGAAACAAGCAGGCATTTTACAAAGATGCTGGCATTCCTGCTTCGTCAATGATCACAATTGGTGAGAAATCTTATCCATTGTTTGACATTGTAGCTCATTATCTAAACAAGTATCCTGAAAAGGTTACTAAGAATGCTGCTAAAGCAACTGTGGCAGAAGCTACACGAGCAAAGATTACTCACAGACAATCTCAAGCATCTAGAGGTATTAGTACATATGGCGATGCAGAAAAAGCCAATGCTGATTATGTTGCTTTCAAATTAGGACAAGCAATGGCCTGCACTGACGGAACTAATACACCGGACATGGACGCTAAAAGTTGGCACGGAAAACGTAAAACAGTACATCCTTATACCGATGTTGAGCAACAAATGTTTATCAAAGCAGCCAAAGTAGTTGGTGCCGATGTAGAAGACGTTAACCACGGGGATATGCGTAGTTTAGAATTAGATACTACAAATAAAACTAGTCCTGTAGCAAAAACTAAAAAGAACAAATACGGAGTATAACGTGGACGAGAAATATCATTTAGCATTGAAAACAGCATTTGCCAGCTCATATAGTTTTGTACTTAAAGCACAAAACTTTCATTGGAATGTCGAAGGGCCTTTATTTGTACAGTTACACGAACTGTTTGGAAACATTTACGAAGAAGTATACGGTAGTATTGATACATTTGCCGAAGAACTTCGAGCACTACAAGTATATACTCCTGCTAGTCTTCAAAAATTTAGTATGTTGTCGCTAGTACAAGACGAAAACGAAATAAAAGATTTTCAATCCATGTTACGCGAACTGTTAACAGATAGTGAAAAAATGGCACAACTATACAAGGTAGTATTTGATATGGCTGAAACAAATGGAGATCACGGGCTAGCAGACTTCTTTGCTGGACGACAAGACGCACATAAGAAACATAGCTGGATGTTAAGAAGCTGTTTAAAATGAAACAATATAGGATTACCACAGAGCATTTAACTCAAGACAGTCCAGACGACTGCTATCTTGCTCCAGATGATCCTGTGCATGAATTAAAAGCCATACAGCATTTAGCAGGACTAGGAAGTAATGCTAGATTGCATGAATATAAAGTTAATCAAGGTAGTAATATATCAGTAACAGGAATGCAAAATCAGGAACTTGAAAGAAAACATAAAATTAGACCTGGTACTCCTGAGTGGTTTCAACTTTGGTTTAGTTTGCCTTATTTGACAGGCGAAAAGAAGGTAGGAAAGTAATATGAAGATTACAGAAATTATTACAGAAACTGCAACAGCTGGATCAACAAGTGCTGGTAATATTGCCTCTGTGGATGCTCCGCATATTAGTCCGGGCAAATCACGCGGTAAAACAAGCTATATAGGCAATCCATGGGGTGGAATATCAGGCACTAAAGCCCCTAAACAGCCTAAAATCAAACAAAAAAAGAACAAAAACGGAACTGCTGTTAATGCGTTGGACTTAAAAGGTACAAGCATTTTCGGCGGTAAGACTATTAAAAGACGCTAAATATACTATAACGGAGTTTTCACCATGCAAGATATGCAACCAGATAATATGAACCCAGCTGCGCACACAGCAGCGGATGAAGCCAACCACGATCGTGAAGGCGCAATGGCAAAAGCAGATTTACATAAGCTAGCCAGCTACAGTCTAAAACTGTTTAAAAAATTAGACGACGAAGCTCAACTCGAAGGATGGGTACAGGCTAAAATTACCAAAGCCGCTGACTACATTGCCAGCGTATATCACTATTTAGAATACGAAATGGAATTTAGTGATTACGGTGCTAAGTTAGACAACAACGACATGTATACTGAAGACCAGAAAATTGCTATTAAAAATAAATTAATGGAAGCTAAATCTAAGATTGCAGAGCTTAAAAAGACTCAAGCAGAAAAGATGAAAGCTAAAGATTCTAAGAAAGTCGAAGAAGGTGCATTGTCAGGTGGTGAGCGTCCGTGTGCAGAATGTGGTGGCAGTGGAATGGTTTACGAAGAACCAAAAGCAGTTCCAGATCATGTTAAATCTAAAGTTGAAAAGTACAATCGTTTAACTAAAGCTACTCATGCAGCTTCAAAACGTTTAGATCGTAACAATAACGGTATTCCAGATAATCTAGAAGACAAACCAGTTGACGAAGAATTTGGTGGTAGCGATAAGGAAATGAAAGTTGGTGACAAAAAGAAAACTCGCACAGGTGAATTGACTAAAACGTCTACTGGTGTAATGCATAAGAACACTAGCTATGCAGATGATGGCGATGCTGAAGACAAATCCGGCAAAGGTAAAAAGAGTCACGCTAAGGCACAATCAGCTGCTGAGAAGAAAGAAAAAGCTCCGGCACAAAAGATGTCTCCAAAAAGTGCTAAGACATGGGGTATGAAGGATGGTGAAAAATTTGACAACCGTGATAAAGCGGTTGATGAAACTTTAGGGCAAGGCGTATACGCAGAAGGTAAAGGCAAAAAGCCAGAT